TGACCCTACAACCGTGCTTGAACAAGGCATATCAGAAAATAATAATACGCCGCCATTTTCTGCTAATTCAACATGAGATAATAGAACATTATCAGAAGGATCTCTAAGATATACTGTGGTTGTATCTGTGCTTACATCCCATAAAGAATCACCTATAGTCCCACCGCTCACTTCAAGATAACCTATATCCCAATAAAAATCTGTGCCTAATGATGCATTAGGGACAAAAATATTACGTGCATCTATTGTATCATTTAAAGAAGCATCTAATCTTTCAATTGAAGCATCTTGAGATATGTTCCAATCATATAAATAATTTATTGATCCATCATTGTTTATTCCTTGAATACCTTGTGTACCTTGAGCACCTTGTACACCTTGTATTCCTTGAAGTCCTTGTGCAGGTCCTTGAATACCTTGTTCACCCATAAGACCCTGAATACCTTGAAGTCCTTGAGCTGGACCTTGAGTTCCTTGTCCACCTTGAATTCCTTGAATACTTTGTATACCTTGTTGTCCTTGAATACCTTGCGTTCCTTGTAAACCAAATGTTCCACTTACTTCAAGTAAACCACTATTCCATACAAAATATGAATCATTTAAACATACATCTAAAATATATCCTGATAATAATGTACTAAAATCAATAGTATTATTAAGAGATGCTTCTATTGCATCAAGTCTACCATCTCTTACTGCCAGACTTCCATCAACATATATTTTACTTACACCTCCTGTTCCACCACTTACTTCAAGATAACCTATATCCCAATAAAAATCTGTACCTAAAGAAGCATTAGGAACAAATATACTATATGCATCTATTGTATCATTTAAAGAAGCATCTAATCTTTCAATTGAAGCATCTTGAGATATGTTCCAATTTATTAAATAATTTAATGAACCATCAACATAATCTTGACTTACACCTTCTCCTTGAATTCCTTGAATCCCTTGAGTTCCTTGAACCCCCTGTATTCCTTGAAGTCCTTGTGCAGGACCTTGAATTCCTTGTTCACCTGTAAGACCTTGAATACCTTGAAGTCCTTGTGCAGGACCTTGTGTTCCTTGTCCACCTTGAATCCCTTGAACACTTTGTATACCTTGTTGGCCTTGAATACCTTGATCACCTTGAATTCCTTGAGCTCCTTGAGTACTTTGATTACCTTGGATACCTTGAAAACCTTGTGTTCCTTGAGCACTTTGAGATCCTTGAATACCTTGAATACCTTGATCACCTTGTTGTCCTTGGATACCTTGTGAACCCATTATACCTTGAGCACTTTGAGATCCTTGAATACCTTGAATACCTTGAATACCTTGATCACCTTGTTGTCCTTGGATACCTTGTGAACCCATTATACCTTGAGCACTTTGAGATCCTTGAATACCTTGAATACCTTGATCACCTTGTTGTCCTTGGATACCTTGATCTCCTTGTATACCAACAGCACCTTGAAATCCTGTTACACCTTGTTGGCCTTGTATTCCTTGAAGTCCTTGTGCAGGACCTTGAATTCCTTGTTCACCTGTAAGACCTTGAATACCTTGAAGTCCTTGTGCAGGACCTTGTGTTCCTTGTCCACCTTGAATCCCTTGAACACTTTGTATACCTTGTTGGCCTTGAATACCTTGATCACCTTGAATTCCTTGAGCTCCTTGAGTACTTTGATTACCTTGGATACCTTGAAAACCTTGTGTTCCTTGAGCACTTTGAGATCCTTGAATACCTTGAATACCTTGATCACCTTGTTGTCCTTGGATACCTTGTGAACCCATTATACCTTGAGCACTTTGAGATCCTTGAATACCTTGAATACCTTGAATACCTTGATCACCTTGTTGTCCTTGGATACCTTGTGAACCCATTATACCTTGAGCACTTTGAGATCCTTGAATACCTTGAATACCTTGATCACCTTGTTGTCCTTGGATACCTTGATCTCCTTGTATACCAACAGCACCTTGAAATCCTGTTACACCTTGTTGGCCTTGTATTCCTTGAAGTCCTTGTGCAGGACCTTGAATTCCTTGTTCACCTGTAAGACCTTGAATACCTTGAAGTCCTTGTGCAGGACCTTGTGTTCCTTGTCCACCTTGAATTCCTTGAACACTTTGTATACCTTGTTGGCCTTGAATACCTTGATCACCTTGAATTCCTTGAGCTCCTTGAAGACCTTGTTGTCCTTGAATACCTTGATATCCTTGAATACCTTGGGTTCCTTGAGCACTTTGATTACCTTGAACACCTTGAAAACCTTGAGAACCTTGTGTTCCTTGAGCGCCTTGTGTTCCTTGAGTACCTTGTCGTCCTTGAATACCTTGAACACCTTGAAAACCTTGAGAACCTTGTGTGCCTTGAACACCTTGAGTTCCTTGAATACCTTGAGTTCCTTGAGTACCTTGTCGTCCCTGAACACCTTGAATACCTTGAGCACCTTGAGTTCCTTGAGCACCTTGAGTACCCTGAGTACCTTGTCTTCCCTGAACACCTTGAATACCTTGAGTACCTTGTGTTCCTTGAGCACCTTGTGTTCCTTGAGCACCTTGTCGTCCTTGAACACCTTGTGTTCCTTGAGTACCTTGAGTACCTTGTGTTCCTTGAGCACCTTGTGTTCCTTGAGCACCTTGTCGTCCTTGAACGCCTTGCGTACCTTGAGTACCTTGTGTTCCTTGAGCACCTTGTGTTCCTTGAGTACCTTGTGTTCCTTGAGTACCTTGTCGGCCTTGAACGCCTTGAATACCTTGAGTTCCTTGAATACCTTGGCGTCCTTGAATACCTTGAAGCCCTTGAGCAGGCCCTTGTGTTCCTTGTCCACCTTGAAGTCCTTGAAAACTTTGTATACCTTGTTGGCCTTGAATACCTTGATCACCTTGAATTCCTTGAGTTCCTTGATTACCTTGAATACCTTGAGCTCCTTGGATACCTTGATCTCCTTGAGTTCCTTGAATACCTTGAAGCCCTTGAGCAGGCCCTTGTGTTCCTTGTCCACCTTGAAGTCCTTGAAAACTTTGTATACCTTGTTGGCCTTGAATACCTTGATCACCTTGAATTCCTTGAGTTCCTTGATCACCTTTAATTCCTTGAGTTCCTTGGATACCTTGATCTCCCTGAGCTCCCTGAGCACCTTCAGCACCTTGAAGTCCTATACTTCCATATGTTCCTTGAAGACCTTCATCTCCTTGAAATCCTTGAATTCCTTGTGCACCATCTACACCTTGAAATCCTGTTATACCTTGTTCACCTTGTGTTCCTTGAGTACCTTGAAATCCTTGAATTCCTTGTGTACCATCTACACCTTGAAATCCTGTTATACCTTGTTCACCCTGAAGTCCTTGTTCACCTTGAAGTCCTTGAGTTCCTTGTGTACCATCTACACCTTGAAATCCTGTTATACCTTGTTCACCCTGAAGTCCTTGTTCACCTTGAAGTCCTTGAGTTCCTTGTGTACCATCTACACCCTGAAATCCTGTTATACCCTGTTCACCCTGAATTCCTTGTAATCCTTGTGCTGGACCTTGAATACCTTGAAATCCCATTATACCTTGAGCTCCTTGAAGACCTTGAGCAGGACCTTGTGTTCCTTGTCCACCTTGTAAACCTTGATGACTTTGTATTCCTTGTTCACCTTGAATACCTTGAACTCCTTGTGAACCTTCAATTCCCTGAATACCTTGAATACTTTGAATTCCTTGAATTCCTTGAAAACCTAATATTCCCTGAATTCCTTGAATACCTTGAACACTTTGAATTCCTTGAATTCCTTGAATTCCTTGAAAACCTAATATTCCCTGAATTCCTTGAATACCTTGAACACTTTGAATACCTTGAATTCCTTGAATTCCTTGAAAACCTAATATTCCCTGAATTCCTTGAATACCTTGAACACTTTGAATACCTTGAATTCCTTGAATTCCTTGATTACCAGTAATACCTTGTCTTCCTTGAGTTCCTTGAGTTCCTTGTGTTCCTTGAGAACCTTGAATTCCTTGAGTACCTTGAATTCCTAATACACCTTGTTGTCCTTGAATTCCTTGAATCCCTTGTCTACTTTGAATACCCTGTACACCCTGTACACCTTGAAATCCAGTTATACCTTGTATACCTTGAGTACCACTACCAGTGCCACCACTTACTTCAAGTAAACCTAAACTCCAATAAAAATCTGGTCCTAATGATGTTTCTTTTACGTAACCAGAAACTACATAATTTATTGATGCATTTATTCCTGCACCACTTTCAATACTATATTTATACTGTTCCCAAGTAGCACCCAATGATGCATTATACGCAACAGCAATAAATTCTACATATGCAGTACCTGCATTACTTGGATCTACTAAATAAACTAAACCTGTTGATGGATTTAATAAAATTTGAAATGGATTTGATCCTATTAAAGAAGAATCAAAATAAATACCTACGACTTGAGAAAGATTATTATTATTAAGAATAACAGGATATTCATTACTTATTTTGTAATACGGTTTATTTATATCGATAACTTTATATCCTGGATAATTTTCAAATGGCCAAAATGTTGATGCTGTACAAGGATCTCTTAATATAGTAGTAGTATCAATAATCATTTTATACCAATTGTAGTCTGCAGTAGTATTATTATCATACAAATTTGTATATTGATTTTTTACTGTTAAATTATCTACTACTACATTAACAAATTCTCCAGAACTTGCTTTAACTTTACCGGTCGTATTAACAGGAACTATAATTACGCCCCGTGACTCATTATAAATAACATCAAAATAGCGATGAATTTCTTGATTATTAAAATTTATAATTCCAGGAACTTCGGGCCATGATGTTGTTAAATAGATATTTTTTAAATCCATGACAAATGATTTTATTTTATATATCTTTTTGATTTTTGCGAGTGGTATGTTTTCATTAAAATATAAAAATCGCTTTTTTTTAAAAAATATATAAGATATAAAATAAAGTTTTTTAACCTTTAAACTAAAATAAAAATGGATTTAAATAATCATGATAACTTCAACTGGTCAATGTATGAAGATGGGTACAACGGAAGTACTAAATTAACCCCCAATAAAGCTATCAATGGCAATTCCGAAAAAAATAAATGTTTTTCACGTGAAATTTATGCTCAAAAACTTTTTGATATTTATACTAATCAAAATTCAGATCTAATTAAAAAAGATTTAAATAAAGGTGATGTTGTTTTTGTCACTGATATATTAAATATAAATGATACATTTATTGATATTGAAATATCAGGAGGTTTAACAGTAACAATTGATTTATTAAGAGAGAAAAAATTTATTCAAGTATTTGGATATAATACAGTTAATGAATTTATTGACTCATTACGTGAAAAAAATACAGTAAAAAAATTAATAGATAAAGGATTAAATGCATATATCATAGAATCTACACCTTCTGTAAAAATATCTTTATGGCAAGGACATCTCAAATCTGTAAGAGATGAATTTATGTTACAAATAGAAAATCCTACACAAGCTTATAAAGCTAAAATAATAGAAGCTAACAAAGGTGGATTTTTTGTTGAAGTTCAAGGTATAGAAGCGTTTATGCCAGGTTCATTAGCAGCACCCAATAAAATTATAGATTTTCAATCTTATATAGGGAAAGAAGTTATAGTAATGATAGAAGATTTTCTTAAAGAAATGAATTCATTTATAGTTTCACATAAAAAATATCTTGCACATATACTTCCTATAAAAATACAAGAATTGGATACAAATAAAAAATATACAGGATTAGTTACAGGATGTTCTAAATACGGTATATTTGTAGAATTTGAAGAATTATTTACAGGATTATTGCATACATCAAAAATGGATATAGAAACTAAAACACAATTTAATACAAGAAATGTTAAGGCAGGAGATCCTATAGATTTTTATATCTCAGAAATAACCAAAGATAACAGAATAATACTCACTAAAGAAAGTCCTGAAGATAAATTAAGTAAAATACAAAATTTTATAATTTCTTCTAAAGATAAAGTATTAGAATCAAGTGTTGCAGCAGTAATGAATTTCGGGGTGATTGTATCTATTAGTGATAATAATTTAAACGGACTTATACCAATTTCTGAATTTAAAAAAAATAAAATAATGGTAAATAATTTTATCAACGGTGATAAAATAAATGTAATGTTTGATCAATATAAAGATGATAAAATAGTTTTTCGTTTAAGTATAGATAAAAGATAATTTTTAAAGGAGCCGAGAAGCTCCTTTTTTATTTGAATATATAAAATAAATCTTTAATATTACAATGAATAATAGAAAACCTCGTTCATACTCAGTACAAGAAGTACTAAATTTTTCAGACATTGGTATTGTATTCGAATTTTACTCAACAAAAGAATCAAATTTTATTGTGTCTGATCTTTCAAATCGCACATCTAAGAACATTATACTTACTAATGAAAAGAATTATGTTCCAACATATTCAAATGCTATACTTTTAAAAGAATATGAAGCAAAAAAATCTCGCTATCAATTTTTGATAGCTTCTCAAAGTTATTATTCTATACTTCCTATTATAGATAGTGTTACTCAATGGTTATCTGAAAGTGCTGAAACTACACATGACACAAAATTAAAAATGTCTTTGTCTTTTAATCATCGTCATCTTGAAACACTTTCATCCATTTCATTAATGAACCCTACTAGATTAGTTTTAAAATTTGATGAAAATTTTGTATACTCAAGATTTCCTGAACAAAAACATTCACCTTATGCATTATCAATTAAATCACTTACGCCAGTTGCAACTTATATAAATGAAAAAGAAATTGCAAAAAATATAGATAACATTTTAACTATGCCATCTGCCGGATATTATGGAATAGATTTTACAAATTATTCAAGGGGCATACTTGAATGTAATTATATTGGCGGGAAAGAATATCCGAAAAAGACAAAAGAAATAAAAGAAATACTCGAATATTTCATTATTAAATCATATCAAAGTTTGAATGAAGAAAATTATTCATTATTTGAAATTAATGAAATGAAAAGAATCACTGAAGATTTTGGAAAAATTCAAATGTCTTATATTGATCCTGAAATTTTCTTAAGAGAATTTCCTGAATTAAAAGTATATGTAGATTTAAAAACATCAACTCAAACTTTAAAAACATATTGGAGTGTTTTAAGAAAACCTTTATTTGAAATGATTTTAAATGGAAATTTAAGAAAAGGTCAATTTAATTATGATGCGCAATATGGTAGATTTCAATTAAGAAAAGCAGGAATAGGCGGAACTTTATTGAAAAATTTAGATTTTGTTAAATGTGAAATTACAGGTGTATTAGAAGGGTGTATATTTCAAGATTGCAATGTTGTTAATTCAAGAGTATATAATTCAAAATTTGTTCAAGGGAATAAAATAATAAATTCATATCTTGAAGGTGCAAGCATCAATAAACAAAATGAAGTTATTAAATCATATATAGTTAATAATGAAGAGGTTGTTAATTGTCCTGTAACAGAAAGTGTAATAAAATTTGCAACACCAGGAAAAGATCTTACATTAGATGAAAACAGTACATTGGTTGTAGGAAAACAATTACTACCAAAGAAAAGTGATGCAATCCAGATAGAAGAAATACGGGATTACACATTTATTAAAAAAATGAATAAAAAATCTGATGATACAGGATACGGAAATCTATATGATCGAAATAAATATTTAAAATAATTAATACGGTAATGAGAGCAAAATTAATAAATGAGAAGTTTGCTGAAGAATCTGATCCTATAAAAGATATGGGAATAGGTACGCATAAGAATACTTTTTCTTCGCGTCCTCACATAATACCTTGGAATTCAAGAGTTGCATATTTAGGCAATGATGGAAAGGTTCATTGTGGAACATATATAAGAGATACTATGTTTAGAGGTGAATGGTCAGCATTATCATTGTTTTTAGATCCGATATCTATAATTAATGATGATGAGCTTGGAAGAATAAAGGTAAATAAAAATATATTAAACATATTATGACTAGACAAGAATTAATATCGTATGTGAATGGAGAAATAACTGCAAGTTGTAGTATACCCTTTTCACTTCCAGATAAAGAACTAGAAAGAATAATAAATTTAGAAGAAAAATGGATTTTTCGCGAATATCGAGATGCTGTTCAAAACGCATATTATGTTTTAGATAAATCTTATTATAGAACACAAGAATGGAGAAGTACAAGAACTTTTCAAATGCCCGAATGTGTTATGGCAATCAAATATATTTTTGAAATGACTTCAGGACAAAGAGTTTTTGGTATTCATGATCCAGATTTAACATTTGATAGATTGATGGCTGCAGATCTTTATTTAACTCCATTATCTTCAGATCAGATTACTTATCGTACAATTCAATGGAGTTTTTGGGATTTAGCAAAACAATTCAATTTAAAAGATATACAACACGGATTCAACATTAACACAAAAAGATTGATTATTTTAGGTAGAGACCCGGTTGAATCACTTTGGGTTACAACATTAAATCAAGTTCCTAAAGAAGATTTATATGAAGATCCTGTTTTTATTAAATGGGTTATAGCAAAGGCAAAAATACAATTGGCAAGAATTATAGGTACATTTAACTATACACTTATAGGTGGAGTTCAAATAAATTACAGTGACATTAGAGCTGAAGGGCAAGAAGAATTAAAAGAACTTAAAGAAAAGATTAGAACAGATTCCCCTGCGGATTTTTTTATAATGTTTAACTAACTGATTAATAATTATTTATGAAAAGAGTTAAAGAATCTTTATACAATAATATAATTGATGAGTCTTTTGATAAAAGAAAAGAAGCTGAAAAAAATGCTACATATATATCTGATGATAAAAATATAGGTTTAAATAAAAAGATAATTGGTATTGTTAATGATTCACAGGGAAATAAAGTTAAACTTTGTTTAGTTAATGGTAGTTATGTAAAATCAACTGAACCCGGTCTTGGGTTTAAAGAATTTGTAGAAGGTGGGCATCATTATGTTGATAGTTATCCAGGATATAAGAAATTTATTCCTGAAAATGAAATTTGGGTAGATGATGCATTTAAATCAAAACCTGAAGAAATTAAAGAAATAATAGAACACGAATTCATAGAAAGAAATTTGATGAAATATAAAAACTGGAGTTATGACAAAGCACATGAATACGCAAATAAAAAAGAAGGAGAACTTCGAAAAAGATCACCAAAATAAATTAAAGGGAGAATGTCTCCCTTTCGTTTTACAAAAGATATATAAAATAAAAAAGTAGATGATAAAGGAACTATACACACGCGCGCCAGAAGATCCAAATTTTAAATATGGACTTTTAGAACATTCTAATACAATAGAATCTATTATTACAAAGGTTAAAATGATATTAGGAACTAGACAAGGCGCAGTTATAGGTGATCTAAATTTTGGTGTAGGCATTGAAGATTTAATTTTTGAAACAAAAATAAACAAAATGCAATTAGAAGAGAAAATTAAAATGCAATTTAATCAATACATATCTGAAACCGCAGATTTCAAAATTACACCGCAAGTTTCATTTGGAAAAGCAGAAGGGTACGATTATGCCGTCATAGATATTTTCATAAACGACGAGCGTGCTATAGGAATTTTAATAAAATAAAAAATATAAAATGAAAATATTTGATAATACACGTATACGGTTTGCAGAACTTTATTATGATGCAATACAATTTATAAAAAACACATACGGAGAACTTGGACAATATTTTTCTATGGCATCTCCAATGGGTCAATTGCTTCAAGTAATGTTGCAATATGGACGTATGATACTTTTTTATATTGAAGATTCAATAACAGAATTAAATATAAAAACTGCATCTAGACCACAAAGCATAAAAGGATTAGCTACATTAACAGGGCACAATCCTTCACGAGCAATGGCAGCAAGAGGAACTTTAAAATTTATATACAATGGCAAAAATCGACCAGCATATGCTAATGTTGTTACAATTCCTAATTATACAAAGCTTACATGTAATCAAAATGGACTAACATATTCTATAGTTTTGCCAGGTGAAGAAGTAAGGTTAGATTTAACAAGCACAACCAATTATATAGATGTAAATATAGTGCAAGGAACAATAGAATATCAACAAGCTACCGGAACAGGAGACCCACTTCAATCATTTAATTTTCAAAACAAAAAAGGTGCATCAATAGATAATTATTTTATTAATGTTTTTGTTGACGGGGCTAAATGGTCAATTGTTGATTCCATTTTAGATATGGGTTTCAATGAACCATCTGTAATGATTAAAACCGGACAAACTGGTGGTATTGATGTTTTCTTTGGAAATGGATATAATGGTCAAGCACCGCGTCTTGGATCAATAATTTTAGTTGAATATCTTATTACTGATGGAGATTCTGGAAATTTAAATGTTATGAATGCTAATTTAGAAAATTCATGGAAATTTATAACAAGTGGAACAACATTAAGTGGAGAAGAAATAGATCTTAATAATTATATTAACATAATAGTTAAAAATGAAATAATGTTTGGCGCTATTGAAGAACCACTTTATTTAACAAGATTATTAGCACCTCAAATGTCAAGAAGTTTTGTTCTTGCTAATGAAAATAATTATATTTATTTTTTAAGAAAACTTAATATGTTTACTATTATAGATGCTATTCCTGGTTTTGCAACATTTGAAGATCAATATGCATTGGACAAATATAATCAAGCTAAAACAACATATGAACAAGTAAGTACTGAATATAGACAATTAGTTTCAACATATGGAGTTGCTTCAGTTACTGCAACAGCTAAAAAAACACAATTAGATAATGCTCAACAACAACTTTATTATTATCAAACATTAATTGAAGAACAAAAAAAGGATGATAATACCGTTTATTTATTTTTAGTTCCGGATATTAATAAAAGATTACCATCAGGTGAAAATTATTATACATGCAGTACATCTATATTTTCATTATCAAATAGTGAAAAACTTGCAATATTGGATCTAATAGAGCAAAGTGGGCAAAGAATATTGACTGTTGATAATGTTATACTTGATTTACAATTTCCAAGATTTACAATGAATATTTCTTTAATACTTTGGGAAGGAACAAGTTATGATACAGCTAGACAAGATATTATTTCAAAAACATCACAATATTTTACACAAAATACACGTAGAGATAGGATTCCTGTTTCTGATTTAATAAAATTAATTGAAAATATTGATGGAGTTGATTCAGTTAACATTTGGTTTGACGCATCTAAAGAAAATTTAAAAATCTATAAAACACATTACGGAATTGATGATTATGGAGATATTATTCTTGAAAGATTTGTTAAAGATGCCTTTGGTAATGAAGTTTCTGTTAAAGATGTTTATCCATTGATTCGTGGTGGATTTGAAAATGAATCTGGAACTTATTATGAAGATAGTTTAATTAAAAATAAATTATCTACATTAAATATTCAAGTTAGAGGGTATACAAATAAAAACTTAAACTCTGAAAATAATGTGGTTGTTTTAAATAATTTATAATTATGGGAAAAAGAAAATTATACACGGTTCGTCCATCATATAGATACCAAACTAGACATATAAATGATGTATTTAAAAATCTTGGATATGATTATAGAGGAAAAATACTTAAAAATGGAACATCACCAGAATTATGGGCAAATCCATTACAAAATTCTGGATATTCAGTTTTAGAAGGAATGGTAACTTTTATATTAGAACAGGCAAAATATATTAAAAAGTGGTTTAGTATATCACATGATTATCGCACAACAAACATAAATTAATTATGAATATATCGCACTGGAAAATATTTAATAAAGCAGGGAGCCAAATAAACTGGACGCCAGATCCTTATATTTTATTAGAATTTACATCTACATTTGGTGTTGATGCGAAAGGTTATTTAATATCAGATCCAAGTGGTTATATTTCAGGTGCGGAAATAATTAATGGTGGATTTTATTATACACCATCTGATACTGTATCATATACATATTTGTTGGGTGATAACGGAACATTTACATCTGTTGATGTATCTTTAAAAGATGTATCTATATTTAATCCTGAAGCATCTACAACACAAAGTATTAGTGGTCTATATAATATTGCACTAGACGCAAGTGGTTTTATATACCCATCAACAACTTTTGCAAGTGCAATTTTTCTAGAACCAGTTTCACAAGGTTTAGTAGAAACTGAACATCTTTTCATTTTAGAAGAAACATTATTAGGTGATTATATAAGACCTTATGATGCTAGTAACTCTATGTTAGTATTTAGAATGATTGGTGATGATTCTCAGATTGCTTTTTTTAATGTTAATGAAACAACAACTGAAATAACTTGGACAGATGAATTAATATTTGATGTATCTTTATATGTCGATGGTGTTCCTTTATCTATTAATATTGGATTCAGATCTGAAGAAGAAGGTGTTTTTGAAAGAACAATTAGAATATATCATTTAGTTGGTAATCAATTATATACAATGGCCGATATTGTAGTTAATGCTGAGGCCATTGGAGAAGATGAAAGATTTAGAACACTTTTATCAAATTTTGGTTCGCCAGACCCTAAAGACTTTCCAAAAATATTTAAAGAGATAGACATAAATGAAGATCTTCCGGATTGGGAAGTACTTAATGCAAAATCAAAACACATGATATTAGAGCATGATAAGATTATGCCTTATGTGGGAACTTATAAAGCTCTTATAAATGCGTTAAAATGGTTAGGTTATGATGATATTTATGTTCGTGAATGGTTTAAAGATGTTAAAGAAAATAAAAAATTATCATTTATCGTTCCATTTGATGCTAAAGATCGAATGCAAACAATTTTAATGTTTGATCTTGATAGAAGAAAAACACTTAAAAAACTTAATCAATTAACTTTAGTATATTGTCTAACACGAGAAACAGGTGAAATAGATGTATGGGGAACACCTTTAACCGAGAATTGTTATTCATATAATATTAGAGAAGTTTTCATTAAATTACTTGCGTTAAAACAGTGGTTAGAAAGATACATCATCGGAATAAATTGTAGAATAACTGATATCACAGGAGAGGGCGTCTATTTTGAAAGAGTTCAAAATCTCATTTATGAAACAGATAACATTGGTTATGGATATGAAGTTGAACATAGTTTATCACCTTATAGTCCTGATCACGATTCAGAATTAATACGTGGTGATGCAAGTATACGTTTAACATTTCTTGAATTAACAAATGGTACAGTTGGAAATATGCCATTTAGATTTATAGATACAGTTTCATATGCATGGACTCCGTATGATCCTTTAAAATATTATGCATTAGATGATCCATCTTATTTAGCAGATCCAAGTCATTTTGTGCTTATAGGCCCTAATTTTCAATATCCTTTGGTTAATTTCTCAGATGTGATGTGGAAATTATCAGTAGAGAAAACTGATGCAGGCACAATTGAAGAAAATTTAGTTACAAATCCCTTATTCATTTATGAAAATGATATAAGATATTATAACATATTTGATACATCATCTATATTTTATGATGTTTCAACTCATTTAACTATATTATTAGAGAAAGCATTTTTAAGAGATCCAAGTATAGATGAATGGGAACATGCTATATCATATAGCATTTATCCTGATCCATGTGATAATGGTTCTTATACCATGGAATCATCAGCAGGAACAATTACTAAATTTGATGGTTATGTAATGTTTAGACCAGATACAAGTAGCAGACTTCAATATGCAGTAGATGCAAACTTTAGAGTGCCGCTTTTAACTATGTTAAATTACAAATACACTGATGATTATGGTGTTACAGGTAATTTTGCCGGAAAAGATTATATTTTAGATATCGTTGATGGCAAGATTGCAATGGATGCTGGTTATTACACAAGCACATCTGATAATGTTACGTTTTATATAAATTGGAATTATGATACATCATTAGATGAACAAAAAATAACAGTTAATGTTGTTTATCAATCCCCGCGTTTAAGATTATTTCAAACAGATCCATGTACTTATTATTGGGCAGATCCTTCTGGTTTAACAGGCGGAAATGATCCAAATGTTATGTCATTTGATAATAGTATTTATACAATGCATGTACATCACACGGGTGATTATGTAATTGAACTTTATGCATGGGATGAATATAATACTATGTTTTATAATGATGCTAAAGAATTATATCCTGTGTGGACAAAACGTCCAACAGTTCACATATTAGTTGATAACCCAAGATTATTAGGATATGAAGTTAGTACATATATGACAGCTCTTGAAGTATATTATTTAACTTTAGATAATTTGCGTCCAATTTATGATAGATATATTCCTCTTCAAGATTTATCTGTAGAGAAAGATGCTAACGGTAATGTTTATATTTCTGTTCCATCAATAACATATTTTCAAGATGTTCCAGAACCTAATTCAATTAATAGGTTTTTCAACATGACCGAAAGAGTTGTAAATATTAATCATGCTGCACCAACTAATGATATTATATCTATTGATCAAGATTATCAAGTATTTACAGCTGGTGATACTGTAAGAATAATTAATTTTAATCTTGGTGAATATGATATAATTCAAGAAGTAAGTGCATTTGCAAATGGTTCTTATGATAATCCTGATGGAACACGAGCATTAGCAATAGATATAGTACTTCCTCCTAGTTTTGTTATAAACGCATCTTCATCTATATATGTTTTAAACGACACATATAGAAACACGTATAATATCATTAATGATTCATCATCTCATTTATCATTAGAAATTGAAGGTTATCAATTTGAAGTGGGACAAATTATTGGTATTATAGTTACAAGTTCATATATGCCTAATCATACATACGAATGGGGTGCATCATACAAAGTTATAAGTGTTGATGGAAGTATTCACACATTTGATAATAAACTTCCTGAATTTTTACTTGATAGTTCAGTATATACTATTAAAGCAAAACATGCATTTTCATCATATACCGATTTTAATACTAAAACACTTAGTGCAACTGAAGTGGCAACAAATCAAGGAAATACTTTTCAAGTATATCTAAAAGATTCTTATTGTCATGAATATTATACAGATAATACTCTTGTTTTTATGAACATATTATTTGATCATGATATAATAAATTATTTATGGTACGACCCATCATCAGATGCAATAAGTCCAAAATTTTATTATTATCCACGTTATGTTAATATAGATACAAGTACATTCGTAATATTAAAAACAGAATACAATCCAATTGATTATATGTTAAATCAAAAAAACATTTGGACAGTAAGATGGCATGATACTAAAGAAGTTTATTTTAGAGTATTTAATTATTCTGTACCTTTTGTTTTTTATCCAAGTGGGCATTATATTCTTGAATCTGAAAGTTATGATAAACATGGAAATTTAATTAAATCTGAATAAAATGATAATAAAAATAAATAATACTGTAACAGATCGTCCACGAGTAATAGCAGATGCATTACCACCTATACCGCCACCATCATTGCCGCCTATTGCTCTTCCTGCTACTGATATTACTATACGATCATTTTTCTCTAATTGGTATTCACCAGTTCCCGTGAATGGATATTTTCTTGATGTTGCAAGTGATTCTAGTTTTTCATCATTCCTTTCAGGTTTTAATAATTTAGATGTTTTAAATGTATCAACTTATCAAATACCAGGATTAGATTGTTCTGTCCCATATTATTATCGTGTACGTTCATATGATGTTCCATGGGTACCAAGTGTTAATTCTAATATTATTACTGCAATAACTATATCTTTAGAACCCCCTGTTATTACAGATGCAACTAACATAACTCCAAATACATTTACTGCTAATTGGTTACCATCAATAGATGCAAGTGGTTATTATCTTGATGTTGATGATGACCCAGATTTTACTTCGCCTATACCACCTTATAATGATTTAGATATAGGAAATGTATCTACATACATGGTGATAGGTTTAGCACCTGATACTTCATATTATTATCAGCTTAATGCATATAATGGTGCATGCAGAAGTAATGATTCTAGTATTGTTCATACATTAAGAACAGTTCCTATGCCTTTACCTGTTGCTCTTCCTGCAACCAATATAGATTTTATTTGGTTTGATGCTAATTGGGAAAATGCTCCGGCAGATGCATCTGGTTATTATCTTGATGTTGCAACAGATCCTGATTTTGGTTTATTTTCATTTGTTCCGGGTTATTATAATTTAAATGTAGGAAACGTATCAACATATACCGTAATTCCTTTATTCCCTTCAACAAATTATTATTATAGAATTAGATATTATGATTCTTATTATACAAGTGGTAACTCTAATGTTATTGATTTAACTACAAAATTTTTAGAAGCACCTGTTGCAACACCAGCAACTGATGTGAGTGTTGATGCATTTATGGCCAATTGGAACACTGTAGTAGATGCAATGGGATATGTTCTTTATGTAGATGATAGTAGTGACTTTTTAACTCCACTTTTAATAACAGATGTTGGTGATGTTTCAACATATCCAGTAATTGGATTAATTGGAAATACTGCATATTATTATCGTTTAATCGCATATAACATTTATATGAATAGTGCGTATTCAAATATAATAGATCTTGTAACTTTAGTTGATACATATTATGGGTGCGCTATTTATGAACCATATTTTGATGCATCATTTATTTCAACTGGATTCTTAAATGCAGGTAATTTAGTATCTGATATAAGTACAATAGGAAATTATTTAATAGAATGGAGATTAAATTCATCTATAGGAACTACAGTTTTCATTTCTGGTGAAGGTGGCGACCCATCGATTCAATCAACACATCCTATTACAAATGAAGTTGTATTAGCAGGAACTCTCTATCCTATAATTGACTATGCTTACATAGATGGGTATAAATATACATCATATTATGAAGTAGGATCTCGTTATAGTCCTGATTTTGCAACTTGTTTAGACCCAGTTATAGTTCAACCAATAACATGTAATACTTCATTAGGAACCGACACATTATATCCATATTATCTTAATTATAATAATACAACAGATTATGGATTAAATAAATCAAGACAACTTAAATTTAATTTATCTGCAAGTACAAACTATTTAGCATTTTCTTTTGATGCTGAAACCGTGGCAGAACAATTAAAGATCTATTATTGTACATCAACAAATGAATCTGGAACACTATTAGATAACTTCATACATGGAGTAAACTATGTTTCATCCAATATGAATCCTATTGATTACCCAAATAATCCAATAATATACTGGAGATATCAAGCCGGTACTATTGTGAGATATATTACAAATTTAGTAGATATATCACGTAATACGGGAGATTATGTAAAAATAGAAATTATAGGTAGTGTATATGAGCCAAGCAACAATAATACTAACTGGCATTTAAAATTAAAATGTTTCAGCGATATTGATATAAGTTGTGCATTTGCCGATAGTAGTATTTCTAAAGTAAATCTAAGTATTGATCCTTGTGTATATTATTTATCAGATCCTACATGTAGATATGATGTATCTTATAATACATTAACTGCTCCGGGTAATCCTCCATCTAGAAGTAGTGCAAGCTCTCCATTCTTGTGGAAATATTTAGATATGAATTATACATTTGCAAATAATACTGGTGTATTATCATTTAACAATCCTATTAATATTGGTTTAAGATGGTCATCTACATATACTTCATACACTATGTGGAGTGGTGCAATAACATGTCAAAATTTAAATACTGGTGATACCATTATAGTATCAAGAGAAACAGGAGATGTATCTACATATACAATTACATGTACTAATGTTTCTGATTATAACGTATTTTTATCAAATATTACATCAATAAGATCATCAGTATTATATGCAGATTGGTTAACTCGTGATAACACCAACATAAGATACTTTGGTTATTACCAATTATATTTACCTGAAGCAAGTACATGCGGAGATACATTAATCAGTAAGTATTTATATTTTCATCTTGATTCTGATATTAGTTGGAATAATACCAATAGAACTATTACGTTCCCTTGTTTCATACCAGATAATAGTATTATAGATACTTCATGTAATTATGACCATGAAGCAGCTGATGGAAATATCAGTATAGTCCGTAACACTAAAAATAATACTAATAATTATGCATTTCCATATACAACTAAAGTAAGAGCACTAAATCCAGTTGCAGGTATTCAATATCGTTCTGTACTTACAAATGAAAGATCTACAGAATCATTCCTTGCATACTATATAAATGATAATATGTTAAATGATATATGTGATTTAAGTTCTAAAGGATTTATGTATGAAGTATCAACTGCATCATATGCTACTACTTTTAAAAATTCATGGGTATTACCAAGATATTGGGATAAATTTAGTTTTACTTCTGATGCTTCAACACATGAAAACCGAATGAATAACTGGAGATTAGAAAGAAGAGGATTCGTAAGAACAGATAATCATTCTGATACTGCATGGGAAATAGTATATGATATGAGTAATGGAATTTTGCTTTAAATAATCATGGAAAGTTTAAACAAATTACGAGTAATTAATGTTAAAGATATCGATAAATCAACAGTGTTTATTGAGGTTGATTCAGTTTCATGGAGAACTCCAAATAAAATATCTATACAAAATTTACTAGATAGTGTAATTATAGATCCATGCACATTGAAAATAGAAGTGCATGAACATTATATTGCACCGAGTGTTTTTAGTGAACCTTATGTAAATCAAAATATATCTTATAATTCGCTTCCTAAAAATGCATCAGAACTTTCTGCAATGCATCTAGCTGTTGATGATAATTACTTATATGTGTGGTCGGGAAATCGCTGGAAACGAGCGTCGTTATTAACGTGGTAAATTTACCAAGATGACTTAAATGTTTTATATCCTTTTTGTTTTAATAAATTACATAATTCATTATGTAATGGGCCTGTCTTAGTATTCATACTATCTTTTTTAATTGGAATTTCTCTTATACTTATATAATTATAAAGATAATTATCTAATTGTTCATGATATTTTTGTGTAATATAATAGTTATTATTATTAAAAATTATATCTTTTGGTATTTTTTTCAATTCAAGAATATCTGGTAAAAATTCTAATATAAATTTTGCCATATCTGTATAACTATCAAAATTACGATTTATATATAAACCAATTCCCATATCATGAATGGGATCTGAATCTTGAGTGAACTTCTCGTTTACGTTTTCCGTAACTTTCTTTTCTTTAGTGATATGATCTTTAATAACTTTAACTACTTCAGTGTGTCCATTATTACTTGCCCACCGTAAAGCTGCATCATTATCAGCATGTACATCTGCACCTGCAGCTAACAATACTTTAACCACTTCAAGGTGCTCATTATTACTTGCCCATTGTAAAGGATAATCATCTCTAGTATGTACATCTGCTCCTGTAGTTAACAAGCATTCAACAAAATCTAGTTTTCCATATTTAGCACTATGAATTAAAGCATTATCTTTATCTATATACGGTTCACCTATAGATTTCATCCATAATTTTATCTGATGCATCATACCAATGTTCATATCAGCTATAGGATCTGAATCTTCAGTGAACTTCTCGTTAATATGTTCGCGTATTATTTTCATATATGTTATATATTTTAGTTTTTATATGATAATTTAACATTAAAAATTTAACAAATAAAAAACAATCACTGTCAGGTCATATAAGAAGAGGAACTTTAGTTCCTCTTTTATTTTTATATAGGTAACGGAAGTCCTCCGGGCCAACCATATGTTCGTGCACCTTGGGCTACGAAATCTCGATATAAAAATGTTACCCAGGGAATATTTGTAGGTTTCAATAATGAATAATGTGGGAATGCATCTTTAATTACAATCGAAGACATCGCACTTGATAATGCTTGTTTATATGATTTATTGTTAATTACCGTATTAACAAGTGTTTCTGGATAATTTGTTGACATCATATAACCATTTTTTAATTCAAATTTTTGTGTTATTTTATCTAACACTGGTATATTTACCATATCATCTAAATTTTCAGCGATTTTAATAACAGGTTTAGGATTTTTAATAGTTATACCAAAATTTGCAGTTTCAGGATGTAAAGCAGTTGGTAACACTGATATTATCTTATCTGCATTATCTACAATAGCGATTAATTTATCTACTTGTTTATCAATTAATTTTTGTGATTCATCTATAGCGTCTGTGATTGGTGAAACACCCTTAACTGATTTTCCGTCATCATGTATTTTTTGTAAAGTTTTTACTATTATTTGTTGTTTCCACAGTTTTACTTTTAATGTGGCAATTGCTTCTGTAAGTTCAGCATTTCTTTTATTCCATTCTACATATTCATTTAGATAATTTAAATTTTGTTGAACCCCGTTTTTTATATCTGATATTACATAACCAGTATTTTCTTGAATTACAATTTTTTTAGGTTTTGATTCTTTATTTTTTGCAAGTTGTTGTTTCAACATTTTTATTTCATCTTTTATACTTTTAATATCCTGTTTTGTTTTATCTATAAGAGGTTTTATCCTATCTTTTTTAAGTTTCATTGATTGATCAGAAATAGATCTTTTAAGAGCATCCATTTCTCTTTTTAGCATTACAGTAGGATCTCCTATTGGTACAACATATTTAGGTGATAAATTGGCCATTAAAATCCAAGGAAATATATACATACCACAAATTGAAATTCCTGTAACTATAAATCCATAATTTGTATATATTGGCTTAACTGGAATATACACAACTGGAAATAATATAGGTGCCGGAAAAATTATTCCTGTTGACCATCCAAGAGCTGGATTAGTAACACTTGCTAATGTAGCAAATGCACAATATTTTAGCCAATATTGAATATCACCATATCCGTATTCAGATTTAGGATTTAAATAAGGATCAGTTTCTACAGATTCACATTTAGGTTTATCAGAAATAGTATACAATCTTGCTTGATAACCATTCCAGTTTATAATTGAATATGTTTGAAACAATGATAAACTATCAATAACTTTTTGAATTTCATCTATCTCTTTAGGTAATGTTTTATATTGCTTCCATAGATCTTGTGTAAATGAAAAAATCCAGTTTCCTTCTTTTACCGTTTCTTTTTTGGATGTTGTTTCTTTTTCAAGTATATTATATTTTTTAGATATTTGATCTATGTTTAAATAAAATTCAATTAAAAACATTACTCTATTTACAGCTTGAGTTTTTTCAATTCCTTCTAATTTTTTATTTTTATTTGCTAATCCAGTTAACCAACTTTTTACATCACTTAATTTTTTAGCAGGTCTATAAATATCCATTGCTTTATGAAACCAATTTCCTACACTTATTCCTTTTTCTATATCTTTTATAAGATCATTTATTTTATTTTCAAGTTTACTTTTTTTATACCCGTCAACAAACATTCTTCTTCGTATAAATTCGTTTATCTGATCTCTAAATATTAATTCAAGATCATTGGGATAATCCAATTGGTTAAAGGCTGCACCCAAATCCAATAGATAAAATTCAAATAGTTCATATTCATTTGTTTTTGCTTTTGTTTTCTTTGATTCATTTATAGCAACGTCTCTTAATAAATTTAAATGCTTATAATATATTTCTTCTTGTTTTTCTACTTCTTCTTTTATTTGATTTAATGTTTCATTTTTTGCATGTTTTTCTACATTATTTTTTCCAGTTATTTTTTTAATTTCTTTGTTATATACTTCATCAAATCTAAAATACTCTTCTTTAATACCCTTCCATATTTTTTCTATTCCCGATTGTGTGTTATGTGTTGATGTATCATCTACAATTGCAATTGCAAGCATAGAAGGATAAAGTGTTCCTACATAATAGTATTTTAAAAATGATTTTATATTATTTAATTTTTCATATTTTTCGTTTAATAAACTTATTTGTGTTGTTAAAAAATTTTCATTTGGATCTGAAATTTCTCTTAAAACAATTTCATTAGGATTTAATTGTTCTATGTATCCATTAACTGGTGAATAAACAACTTGACCAGATAAATTTGCAATTGGTAATTGTGGAGTTAAATATGCATCTTTAGATACTACAGAATTTAACATTTTTTGTGTTGAATTTCTTATTACTGCATGTGTTACAAGATCAGGTTTTTCATTAATATCTTCAATAATTTCTTCATTTTCAACTATTTCACAAGAGATATCTTTTAATTTTTCTTCTATAGGAATATGTGGCACGATTACATCATCTGTGATGACAGGACAGTTTAAATTGATCTCAAATTGTATCTTATTAATAGAAACATCGAAGGACTCAGGAACACCCGTGCATATTATATCTCTTGAAATTACTTGTAAAGTTTCTGTTGATTTTTGTTGAAGTTTTTTTCTATTGAAAAGATAAATAGCAGTTGCAATACCTACTGCTATTAAAATGTTATCAATTTGCTTAAGTGAAGAAAGAATTTTTTCATACTTATCTTTAATAGCATCTTGTGTTTCATTTACAGTTTTCTTAGCACCTTCTTTAAGTGCAAAAAATTCTTGATTTTTATCAATCTTCATTACTTCTAAATTGGTTTTTATTAAACCATACACATTACGTGTAAGTCTTTGAATGTATTTAAGCCTATATTTAGAAGGATAATCAGTTTTAGTCAAAAGATCTTTTGATTGATGGACAATATGATTAATTAAAAATGTAAATGTTAAAAATAATTCAGTAGTATATTTTATATTACCTAATAAACTTTTAAATTTTTTAGAGTCTACTTTACTATCTATATCATTATTTTTATCTGCATATGAAATAAAATCTTCTGGAATTGTAGCATTTTGAATTTCTGGAATTACAACTTCACTTCCGTATAAGCATTTTAATAAAATATCATTAAGCGAGTCATCATTTAATTCTTGTTGTGTATAACTAATAATTATTTTTGATGCTGTATCTTTTTG